ATCGCATGAAAAAGAATGCGCCATTAGATACGAGAACATTGAGCGTAGACTTGAGGGCGGCACTAAGCGATTTGACAAGCTAGAGGCAATGCTTTGGATGATGTACCCAATGATCATTTCAGTTTTCGCTGTTGCTAAATGGATTGAATAAAATGTTACAAGCACTGATTGCCCCAGTGGCAAGTTTACTAGACAAATGGATACCTGATGCCGACACAAAGCAGAAGATCGCACATGAGATTGCAACAATGTCGGAACGCCACGCGCAGGAACTTGCACTGGCACAAGTCAAGCTTAACACCGAAGAGGCCAAAGGCAACTGGTTCCAAAGTAGCTGGCGACCAGCAACAGGCTGGGTCTGTGTCCTTGGCTTTGCCGTTAACTTTCTGATCTCACCACTAGCCGCTGGCGCAGGTATCGTCATACCACAAGCTGACACTGGCACAATGATGCCTATTCTTATGGGACTGTTAGGACTTGGTGGGCTACGCAGCTTCGAAAAGACCAAAAGTTTAGAGGGCAAATAACATGGCTAAATCAGCTAAGAAAAAAGAAGGCTACTTCAGGGCTAAAGAACTAACCTGCAAATGCGGCTGTAATGCTGTTGAGTTTGATCTAGGATTTTTAGCTACCTTAAATGATATCCGAGAGGAGTGTGGATTCAGTCTACCCCTGTCATCTGCTTACAGATGCCCACAGCACCCCATAGAAGCGCGTAAAAGCAATCTAGGAGCGCATACAACTGGAAAGGCAGTCGATGTGTTATGCATGGGAGAAAAGGCTTTAGAAGTCATTAGAGTGGCCCAGAAGCATGGTATAGAAAGAATAGGTATTCAGCAGAAAGGATCGGGTCGATTTATTCATTTAGATATCTGTACCGAAGAAGACGGATTCCCCTCCCCTGCTATCTGGTCATATTAAACTCCACCTTGAGGTCAAATTTGTTTATCCCTCCAAACATAGGTACAATATCCACAGTTGGTGGGGTTTCATAAAGGGTACTTCCACTCAACGAAAAAGTTCTAAGCGTCCTCCTGTTCTAGCAGTTGGACGTTTTTTTTCGTCTATCGAAATACAAAATTAAAGCCCTGTTAGCGCGGGGGGTTTTTTCGCCTTACTTAAATAAAGTTTACAAAAAGGTTTACATTTGGAAATAGGTAAGGCATCATTACACCTCAATCAATAAATCAAGGGCTACAAAATGAACTTAAACAGATTAAACATACTTAAAAACGACCTTATCCGTTTGCAAGCGAATGGCAATACATTGGAAGAATGTTTGCGAGGCTTTGACACAGAACAAAGCAGAAAATATGCAAAGAACATTAAGAATGAAATTTTCCAAATTGAAGAGGCATACTGCAACGCAATGGAAGAGATTAGAGAAGTCAAAACATTCTTATACGCTGCATAAATTACCCGCCCCTTAATTGGGGCTTTTTATTGCCTATTAGTTAACAAAAGTGTTTACTTTATGGTTTAGATGTGCAATTATAATTCTACATTCAATAAACAAGGGCTACAAAATGAGCAACTACAATATTTGGAACTGGAATCACGACAGAGTAAACGAAGCTCTTTGGGATGGAGAAAAAGGCGCAGAGCATAAAGCATTGTTCAAAGCACTTTCTTTGTATACTGATTTCCCTCCAATTTATATAGACCATGATTATTTTTTCTTAGGTTTGGAGCTTGCTGAATTTGACGCAAGAAAAGATTTGACTGAGACAGGCGGAGAGTACGCCAGAAAAATAGCAATATATCTTCTTGAGTGCATAAACTCTCACGTTTATAGCGATTTTAAATAAACTAAATGCCCCTTCGGGGGCAAATAGGGGGAAACATGGAACAAGAATTAAACGATTTAGATCGTGGGGACGCTGATTGTCTGGCTGGATACTCCGCGCTAGAAAACCAATCTGAGGCGTACTATCAAGCTTACGGTGCGCGTTATTGTTATGAACAGACCATAGGGGGTCAAACATGAAGTCAAGCGAATTAATTAACGAACTAGCCGCTGCACTATGCAAAGCGCAGGGTCAAATGGGCGGTGCTGTTAAAGATAGTTCCAACCCATTTTTTAAGTCTAGCTATGCAGATCTAACGTCAGTTATTAAAGCAATTAAGCAGCCCTTTGCTGATAACGGCCTAAGTTATACTCAGTTCCCAGTCAGTAATGATATTGGAGTTGGCGTATCTACACGATTAATGCACACATCAGGGCAATGGCTTGAGATGGAATACACCTTGCCGACCGTTAAGAAAGACCCGCAAGCATCTGGGTCAGCCATAACCTACGCCAGACGTTACGCCTTGCAATCCATCGCAGGGATACCAACTGCTGATGATGATGCAGAGTCTGCAACACTGCGCGGTGATGACAAGAAAATTGTATCTAACGATCAGATTATTGCCATCAAGAAATTACTTGATGAGACTGGTGCTGACGTTGATAAATTCTGCAAGTGGCTGAAGGTTAGTTCTGTGGATCAGATTCTAGCTGTACACTATGATCGCGCTGCTGCCGCATTAGAGGCTAAAAAGTGATCATCCTAGACCATGAACAGGGTTCACCAGAATGGCTTGCTGCGAGACTGGGCAAGCCTTCTGCAAGTATGTTTGCTAAGTTAATAACGCAGACTGGGAAGCCAAGCACATCTGCCGATGGGTACATAGATGAGCTGATTGCAGAACGCCTTACAGGAAAGTCTGAGCCGTTCCACGTTACTTCTTGGATGGAGAGAGGAACTGAACTTGAGCCAGAGGCTAGGGAAGCATACGAATTTATCTCTGACAATGATGTAATAGAGACTGGCTTTATTCTTGACGCTAGCTTTGAGTTTGGCTGCTCGCCTGATGGGTTGATACTTGATGAGGGCGGTTTGGAGTTAAAATGCCCTGCGCCAAAGACAATGGTTAGCTATTACAGAGACCCGCAGTTAGGCGTTAAAAAATACTGGCAGCAGATACAGGGCTGCATGATGATTACCAAAAGAAAATGGTGGGACTTCTTTGCCTACCATCCAGAAATGTCGCACGTTTTAGTGCGCGTAGAACGCGATAAAGAATACATCGCAAAACTATCTGCCGAAGTTGATAAAGCCGTGGCAGAAATAATAAACCAAGTGGAGAAGTAAAAATGAATGAACACGAAAAAAAAGACAATAGCGGTGCTATTTTTAAAAATGATAATAAAGAAACAGAAACCCACCCAGATTATAAGGGTTCAGCTAGAGTTGCTGGCGTTGATTATTGGGTAAACGTCTGGGTAAATACCTCGGCAAAGGGAACTAAATATATGAAGACCAGTTATACTCCAAAAGAAGCGGCTATTCCTGTTGTTGCCCCGCAGGTCACGCAAGCAGTAGCTCCTGCCGAAATTACTATTGAAAATATGGATGATGATATACCATTTTAGACTAAAAACCCCCCTCTCGCGAGGGGGTAAACCATAGGAGTAGTTTGCGAGTCGGGGGAACCCGCCCAATTAATATAGCACAGGATTTAGATCGATGGAATTATTAGACGCGGGCAAATGTTTAAGACTTGCACAGAAAAGCAAAGGCGTTAGCAGTGCTAAACTTGCTAAAATTACCGAAACTTCACCGCAGCAGGTATTTAGGTGGAGAGCCAGCAAGAATATGAAGCTGCACACTATCCAGCTTGTAACATTAGCAATGGATATAACGATTGATGATTTTATAACTTTTGGTTCTAAGTAATCTTATCTTTTAGGTGTAGTTTTTTAAAGAAATAATTTAGACTAGAAAAAGTATTCGGGCTTGAGGCTGACGGACTCCTTAGATAAAACGTCAGAGCGTGGTTGACCCTCCAGACAGAGCCCCATAGATAACTCGGTAGTTATTAGTGGATAGGTTGGATATCCGATACGAATACGATTTTACCGCAGAGCTGCTTTAGCCCTTTGATCTTTAATTTACTATTAACTGTAGTAAAAGGGTTAAATCGTCTTTAAATTAATATATATAAAATAATTAATCATTAATACAAGGTGAGGCTTGCCGAACCATAGGAGATAAAGTGAGCAAAGGTGATAAGCAAAGGCCAACTGATAAGGCTAAGTTTGATTCCAATTTTGATAAAATATTTGGTGTTAAAGATAAAAAATTAGTTAAAAAACCAAAAGGGGATAACAATGAAAGATAAAACATTCCAAGGCATGTTAAAAGAATACTTTGATTATCAAGATGGTAAATTAATCTGGATGAAAAGTAATAAAGGGTTTACTGGTAGGGCGGCTGGTTGTATATCTGTTAAAGGCTATATCCATATTCACTTTAAGCAAAAAACCTATCTAGCTCACAGACTTATTTATCTCTATCATCATGGCTATCTACCTAAGGTTCTCGATCATATAAATGGGGTTAAGACAGACAATCGCATCGAGAATTTACGAGAAGCTACTGCAAGTCAGAATCAGCACAATAGAGCGTTAAACGCTAATAATACGTCAGGTTATAAGGGCGTGACATTTAATAAGTTGCGTAATAAGTGGCAAGCTAAAGTTAAGACTAATAGCGTTTACAAGCATCTAGGGCTGTTCGAAAACATAGAAGATGCGGCTATGGCAGTTAGTAAATACCGTTTAGAAGTTCATGGCGAATTCGCAAAACACGCATAGGAGCGTTTTATGTTATTAAATGATGGCGAGAATTGGGAGCCAGCGGATGATTTGGTTCTTAAATGGAAAACTCATTTTCGTGGCAAGGTTGATGTTGACCGCGAATTGGTGAAGATGGAATTATGGTGTGACGTTAATCCTAAAAAGCGCAAGACAAAAAAAGGTATTGAAACTTTTTGTCTTACTTGGCTCAATAATGCTGAAAAGGCAGGTAATGGAGCCAAAACTTTACAAAAATCACAAGAGGCAGAGTTTGCGGCTAGGCACAAAAAAAGAACATCTAGCATACGCAGTAGGCCGATTGATGAGGGCATGGCTGATGTTAGTTTTTTATTTGGCGAAGAAAAAATAATGATGGAGCAATTTTATTTAACTAGATACGGATTTTTTTGGGACGGGGAGTTGAAATATGGGGCAGGTTAACGAAATTAGGAAAGTAGAGTTTAAAGGAGACCATGAGTATTTTGTTGAGGGCGAGAGCTACACCTACAACCAATATGCTGAGTGGACAATCCAGAATTGCAAATACGGTGGAGTCGCACGAGAAACAATAAAAGGCAGGTTGTACGCGGAACCTTTTTGCCTAATTGAGCATTTAGCTCCAGCCGACAGAATGTCCAAAAAGCATTGGTTTGTCGATATGATGCGCGAAAATAGAATAGCCGAATCGGTAATGACAGAAATTGAAAACAAAAACGCTTTAAACAGAATAAAGCTGTGTTCTCGCCTCGGAACGAAATCAGAAAGACTTTCTCAAAAATGGTTGAAACTACCCCCAATAACTATCCGCGAATATAGCGAGTGGCGCTAATGGGTACTCAGGGGGATTATGTGCCTATTAAAAATAAAGCAGAAATAGAACTCAGGCTGCCGTTTATTCTTAAACGCATAGAAAGCTGGGATTTTACTACTCCGCTGGTCGTTAAGTTAGAAAAATACGAAGACCCTAGAAGCATTAGTCAAAACGCACTATCTCATAAATGGTATAAAGAGATTGCTATAGCGATGACTAAAAAAGGCATTAAAGTTGATTACGGTAAGCCAGAAGAAGTTTGGAAAATGTTTCTTAAAAAGAGATTCTTGGGAGTTAGCAGCTATACGCTAGGGACAAAAGTTATTCCAGATCAGGTTAAAGGCACTAGTAAGCTTACTAAAGGCGAA